TCCTGCTGTTATGTGGTAATAATAACCTTTCGATGTCATATCCCCAAATGATTTATAAATTTCATATCTTTTATCATCATAGAACATATCTGTGACAATTTCAACTCTACAACCAACATCTTTAACTTCAAATCTAATTTTTTCCACATCAAACTCTTCTTCTAATGGTATATCATATACTAATATATTACCTTTACAATAATCTTCTATTATAAGATAAGCTTCTTGACTACAATACTTTTCTTCATAGTCACATTTTTCACGATCAAGTTCTTCTGTTTCATAGACCAAATTTCCATCTTCATCTTCTACTTTCATATAAAAGGTTTCAGGATATGGACCTATTAGAGTTTCTAATTCTGAGTCGAAATAACTTTCAACTCCTAATACTTCACAAATCTGATCGTAATCCATTTCATCAAACTCAACTCTTTTGTCTTGAAAAGTGTTATATTGTTCTGTGTTTAATTTGAATGGGTAAATTTCAGATCCTCTGTGACCAATTGTAAACTTGTAGTACTTCATATATGTTAAAATAAAAATTTAATAAGTTTATAAACTAATAATCCCATTCCATACAACCAAAAAACAATAATAAAAAATGCTAAGATTCGATAGTTTCTTTTATATTGATCTTCTCTACGACCTTGATAGTCGTTTGGGTTCCATTCTTTTTCCATAGTTATAATATATTTGAAATTATTTGAGCTAACTTATACCCTGTAAATGCACCTGCGGCTGCAGATCCAGGAAGTATAATAAATTTACCTAACATGGTTTCATATTTGTTTCTATTCACAATATAAGAAATCAAAATGTAATAAACAATATAGTTAATCAAAACTAAAAAGTCCAGTTCCTTAGCCGCAAACACAACAATAGAATTTCCAAGAAACCCCCAACTAAAATTAATTAAAGTTTCTCGGATCAACTCGTTTGGTGTTGTTAAAGCATCCCAAACATTAATTGGGGTATTAAGGCCTGTTTTTTTTGAGTGTTTCGATATGGTGTTGTAAGTACCATAGTGCTTTTTCGAGATCTTCGAGTTCTTTGTCTTTTCCTTTTTTTCCTGCACGACTTATATATTTTACTGTATTTCCTAAACTAAATCCTAAATCCCAAGCATCAATTACTTTGATTGCTTCATAAAGATTATCTTCGCCACCGTAATGTTGTGGATGATTAACTTGTTCCATTATTCTTCTCTATATTCTTTTAATAATTCATCATTAGACATAGTTCCATACTTTTCACTAAGACCATTCAAATCAACATCTTTGTTAATCATGGTTTTTGTATCATAAAGAAGTTGAGCGACATATAGTGATTTAACAATCTCACGAATAATTTTATATGGATCTGCATTTGAGCCCGGTCTACGATCTTCAACATATCCTTTCCATTCTTTTGCCGTGTCCTGAGGAACTCTTATTGATGCTCCACGATCAGATACACCCCAACTGAACTTATCAATTGCCTGAGTTTCGTATTCACCAGTTAAACGAAGATTATTGTTTGAACCATAAGCTTTGATATGATCCTCATGTCTTGATTCAAAAGCGTTAAATAGGGACATAAAGTATTCTTCATTTCCATCAAATCTCATCATGTCAGTTGAGAAGTTAGTATGAAGACCCGATCCGTTCCATTCTCCGTGTGTAATTGGTTTTGGGTGTAATTCAATATGGTATCCGTATTTTTCAGCAATCTTGAACAAGAAGTATCTTGTCATCCAAAGATCATCACCGCCTTTTAATTTACCTTTTGAGAAAACTTGATATTCCCATTGTCCCAAAGCAACTTCAGCATTGATTCCAGTGATATCAAGTCCATAATTCAAACACATATCTAAATGTTCTTCAACAAAATCACGACCAACAACGTTTTGACCAACACCACAGTAATACTCACCCTGACCTTTAAGAATGTTTCTCTTGTGACCTAAGATATTACCATTTACTTCTTCACGAATAAAGTATTCTTGTTCAAACCCAAACCAAAGGTCTTCAAATCCTTCACCAATTTCAGATCTTTTATTAGATTGGTGTGGCGTTCCATCTGAATTTAATACTTCACATAAAACATAAATGGTGTTGTCTTTAAGTGGGAAATTAATAGGAACGTAATGTCTAACAGGTTTTAACAAACGATCTGAATTTCCTGTTTCAGCCTGTAAAGTTGATGATCCGTCAAAATTCCACATAGGAAAATTTCCATCAAGAAATGCGTTCTTAACAGATTCGTAATCTACAATCTTAACTTTACTTCTTAGGTTAGGTTCAGGTTTATATCCGTCTAACCAAACATATTCCAATTTAATTTTCATTTTATTTAAATTTCACTTTTATTTGTTTCAAAAAATTCTTCACTACCTTCAACATTTGCTGGGTAAGTATCTTTTAATTCTTGATCGTCATCGACATCAATAACAATTTTTGTGGTTTCAGGAAATAACTGATTTAATCCAACACCTAAATTAACTTCTAAAAACTTCTTCATATTCAATTATTATTTATAAAATCTAAAATTTTTTCTAAAGATTCTCCTTCCTCATACATTTTCAACACTTTTCTCGAGAAATCATCTGTACATATTAATACATCAGAAGTGAGGTATTTTATGAGATTTTTTTGATTTATAATTATATTTTCTTTTTTTAAAAATCTTTTATTAAATCCCATTAGTTCACTTCTTTGTTTTCAATTAATTTTTTAAACTCCAAGCTGGTTTTACTTTGATTGATAAAACTAATTAATCTTCTTTTAAACAATGGTAATAAAGTTTCTTCTATCGGAAAATCTCCTTTACTTTCCATTTGAAAAACAGGTAAAGCTCGCTTGTTTTCTAATGATGAAAAATTAGAAATAATTTTAGGTATTGTCAAATTTTCAATCTTATCTGAATAAATTAATTTTACGATTGTTTTGGATTCAGGGGATTTTTTGGCCGCCCTTTTAATTTCATACTCCCAAAATAAAATTTTATTTTGTTCTTTACTAGTGAAATAAAAATATCCTTGTTCTGAAATTGAGTTTTTTTTATTTTTTTTAACACTTAAATTTACTGAATCATAAACTGCCGTCCAAACAGATTTTGCTATATTAAAATACTCGAATAATCTTGGTGTTGAATAATTTAAAATTGAAATAAATTCGTTTTGTTCTTGTTCAGACATTTGCGGAATATCTTTGATTTTTAAATCTTTAACAAGTAATTCATCATCAATCGATGAGAAAGTTTTGGTAGTATAGATTAATTTTCTATCCCTTATTAATGTTTGTAGATTTATAAGATGAAGGGATAATTCTATAAATCCTGGATATAGTTCAAACTTATCTAGTTTGTCTCCCATTTTTTGAAAATAAGATAATAGTTTGTACTCTTTGTGTTCACGGTCAATTGGTTTTTCAAACATCCAATCTGTGTCCATAAGAAATTCTATTTTCTTTTTTCTTCCCATATATAAGAATTATAAAAAAGTTTACAATTTTAGTAAACATCAATTAATCCTCATAACAACATAACTAGTACCATTTATATTATATATATCATAATCACCATCGTAGGAACTCAAATCACCAAAAGATCCATTTGATATGAGATCACTCAACAAATCACTTTCATCTATATAATTTTCCAAACTTAATCCGTAATTTCTTATAAACCACATTGGGTCTCTTCTAACTTCATCAAGTTTGTCTTCAACAGTTTCTTCTACTGATTCATCTTTTGGTTCACCATCAGGATTTTCTTCAATTTCTTCTACCTCTGAGTTTAATTGTTCTATTTCTTGTTCTAAGTTCTCTATTTGTCCTTCATTTTCAGATTCCCAATCTTCATCAAAATCTTCAGGATCATTGTATTCAATTTTATTAGTATAAACCCCATTCATATAAATCGCCCAAAAATAAGTCCCATAAGAAGATTTTTGCCAAATCACTTCAAAAATATTTTTTTCTGCGTCTTGGAACTTATAGCTTTTCATGTTATTTTTTTCTATTTCAAAAAGCGGGTGTCTTGCACCATTTTCTAAAAGATATTTTTCAATTTCCAAACTTTGTATTTCATTTTTTAATTTTTCTATTTCTTTTAGTTGTTGACTACTCAGTTCTAACTCAATATCATAAGAACTTGGGTCATCATAGATTTGATTTCTAAAATCTTCCTCAAAATACTCTTGAAGGTAACTAATGTTAATATAACTTTCTAAATAATCTGAATTAAAATAATGTTGCGGGCCTTCGTCTATCATAGTTTCATAATAATCTCGTAAAGATGATTCAGCGTCATCTTCTGTTGAGACAGCGTATTCATATGAATTAGTTAAACATTCAAACACTTTCATATCATAGTGATGGTATTTTTGCTCATAAAAATCATAAACATCAGACGTATCTGATCTTAAATCTTCTAATTCTTCTGTTAATTCATCAATTTTTTCTTGAATTTCATCATATTTATCGCTATAACTTTCATCGTCATTAACTTCTAAATTCTCTTGTTGATTTTCTAAATCTTGGATTTCAATTTCAATTTCTTTGACTCTTTCTTTTTGATCATCATTTAAAACTTCAATATCATTTCTTTGTTTACTATATTTGAAAACTGCGTTAACCATTTCTGATTCCTCATCAGTATTTTCAATATCCCATTCATTATCAATTCTTTTTAAATTTTGACTCTCATATTTTGCTTGTAATATTCTTTTCTTTTCTAATTCTTCATATGGGGTGTCGAAATATCGTAATCTTTCGTATTTAACATTTGGTAAGTATGCTATTTTTGTACGAGAAATGTCTAAAAGACCATTTATATTAATATCAAATAACTTTTTTATTTTCGTGTTAGACAAATTAAGATCCCCCAAAATGTTAAATTTTACATTTTCAAACCTTTTCATTCTTTTCAAACCTTCGTAATTGAAATTTGTTTTTTCGAGTAATGATAAAAACATTTCAGGTGTCAAATCTATTTCTTTCATTTTGAATTATATTTTATTTTATAAATATAAGATCCTTTACAAATAATAAAATCACATATATTTATTATAAAAAATAAACAATCAAAAAAGTAATTATGGGCTGTGGATGTAAAAATAAAAACAATCAACCAACAACACCTCAACAACAGGTAAAAACTCAACAAACGAAATCAAATAATGTTAATGAGTCCATAAAAAAGATTGTTGAGAAGTATTATAATAACAAAAAATAATTGTTGTTGTTTTTTTAAATTGATGAGGTGGAATTATATTTCCACCTTTTTTTATATTTATTAGTTATGAGAACGGATCAAATAATTAATCATTTCAACGAGGGAAATTGGGAATTCATAGAAAGAATATTTAATTCTAAACTTTTAACTTTTTTCAAATTCTTAAAAAGAAAAAACTTGTTAGATAAAATTGATATAAACCAAATAGGCTATCGTGATTGGGATGATGAACTAATTAATTTTTTAGATGAAAATGGTCTTTTAACAAATCTTAGTTATGACAACGCACCTGAAGAACTAAAAAATATATTACTTTTAAAAGGTTTAGAAAACAACTACGAAGACACAGTTTATTTTATAATTAAAAATCTAATAACTGATGTTGAAATTAGAAATGGTGGTTTTTATCTAAGATTAAGAGATAGAGAAGAGTTAATTGATTATTTTTGTAGTGGTAGTAGAAGAAGTGATAGTGGCCCTAGATATGTTGCAAAACTAATTTTAAGTGAAGATGGTTTAGTTCACGATTGGTATTATGATTCTAGTATGACACCATACGATACAGTAGATGTTTTAAATGATTCTAACATAACACACCTTAAAGATGTTATTTATAAAAAAATTGGAAATCAAGAACTTTCATTAGAAGATTATGATTCGGACTTTTTTGAACATTTATCTGAAATACAAGAAACTGAAGGTTATTTTAGAATAAGACCTGAAGATTTAAACGACCTATTAAAAGATAGTGACGCATCAAACGAACTTTTCAAAAAAGATTTAGAAGATATTGGTGATGAACTAAGAAGTATCTACTATAACTCTGAAAATACAGCATACGAAGATGAAGTTTATGATGCTGTTTATAATGGTCTTAATGAATACTTCGAGGGTCATATTGATGAGGTTCCAAGAAAGGTTGGTGAAAAAACCAAATACGACCAATATATTAAAATTAGAGATTTTATTGGAAATATAACAACATTTTTAGAAAATAACAAAGGCGGAACTTATAGTGATTCATTTTTAGAATATTTTGGTGGATATACGGAACTTATGAATAATATGTTCTGGAATGATGATGTAGAATGTATTGATATTAGAATCCCCGATTATCCTGATTGGGACAGAACAAGAAGAAACATAAACGAAATGTTTTTAGATTATATTTAACTCTTTAT